TATCATCCAAAGTTCCACCGAGTCCACTTTCAACAACATCACCAACTGCACGAATTGGAGAAGTTATAGCACCGAATGTGGCACCCAAAGCTGTACCTAGAACTTCACTTGTTGTATAACTTGGACGTGGAACTGCTTTAAAGTCCCAAACACCTTTACGTTGACCTTCATACAACAATTCAACTACAGCAGCTTCAACTGTTGTTTTTAAACCAATTGTAGTTGCTTCATTGATTGTTAAACCTGTTTCAAATTGGAGTATACCTGCCGTAGCACTTTGACTTCCAATATTTCCTGCCATAATTTGATTCACAATACTTGTACTACCTTGTGGATCCACACTCTTGAATATGGCTACTGAATCTGCGGTAGAGTAGATTACTTTAGTAATAGTGACTGATGCTAAAATTTTACCAGTATTAACAGAGATTGCACGTAATGAAACTGTTACAATGTCTTTTGAGTATTGTGTTGTTGGACCGATACCTAAGAAGTTATAACCGATACCACCAGATTCTAGACCTGTATCGTAACCAATAACTCCACCTTCTAATAGAATACCTGCAAAGGTTAATGGCATCAATTTCTGTGCTTCTTTACCTTCATATGCTTGACGCATCTGTGTAATAATTAAACGCTCTTTGGTAAGAGCATCGATGTTACCACGTTCAACAACATCAAACCAAGTACCACGACCCACATCCTGTAAAGCACGAATCAATAGAGAATCGGCACCTTGTGTAACTGCTGTAGAGAATGATGCGATACCTGGAATAGCTTTACGTTGACCAGTTTTATCTTGGAAAGAATATACAGCAACAGTTAATTTACCATTAGCTGGTGGTGGAACAATATCAAATTCTCTTTGTAATTTGTTCTCAGCAACTTTTGGTTTATAATCATATCCAGCTTTTTGTGTAATAGCACAACCGGACATTAACAATACAATTAAAGGTAATAATAATTTTTTCATTGTGTTGCACTCCCTGTGCTTCCAGTAATGTTAAATGAACCAAGTGGAACAGTAATATTGGTTACATTACCAACATTATCAGTCACTTGTAGTTGAATATTGGTACCAGTATTGTTCCAGTAAATTGTATTGCCTTGGAAATTCATTTGACCACTAGTGGCACTACCACCAGCAAACATCGCAGTAGCGAGATTTTGTGAAATCTGTGCGTAAATACGGGATTCTAAATTAGTCAAGAATTGATTAATTGGTGTGTTTGTAGAATTACTTGCGGCTGTTTGAGCAGCTGCCTGAATTGCTTGTTGAATCGCTAAAGCTCTTTGATATTGTTCATTTTCCAATGCCAATTGAAAAGTGGCATATCCACTTCCATTTAAACTGGCACTTTTGAATTGAAAATCTGATATAGTTGTGGCAAGCGCAGAACTACTTAATAACGCTAGAGTTAGACTTTTTATTATCCTTATTATGTTCTTCATCCTTAATTTCCCGTAACATTAAAACTACGTTGAGTTTCTGATTTAATCTAATCAAATCATTATCCAACATTCTAATACGGTCAATCAAAGCAATCAAAACATTGCTGGTTTCACTTAAAACAGGCTTAATTTCTTTTGTTGCCCATTCCCAAACATAAAATATAAGGTATCCCATGCCACCAGCGGCCACAATAGGGAAACCATACTTATTAACTAATTCTACTGGATCCATCAATCTCTCCTTGCATCATGTTTACCGTCAGCACGTGCAATACGGTCTACATCGGGCTTGACACCTAACGCATTTGACATTAGAGTATCAATTCTGATAACATCATGATTCATGGTTTTAACACGATTGTCCAAAGCGGTAATAATACCACTCATACTTTTGACTGATGAAGTTACTCCTGCCAAGATAAATTTTAAGGTCAGGAATACAAAATAACCGGCAGCCATGGCTGCGGCAATAGGAAAGCCGACTTCGGCAACTAATTTAAAAAAGTCCATAAGTATATTGACAATTTGTGGTTATTCGTATATAATCAGTAAATCATCAATATAAGTATCAATACTACTGTATTTATACCCTTTTTATTTGATATAAACCAATCCTAGGAGAAAAAATGAATATTAAAGGTCTTAAACTGATTACTGGAGAAGATATCGTCTCCGAACTTGAATCCGAATCTGAAACTGAGTATGTATTGGTAAATCCAGTTGGAATTACGGTTTTACGTGGTAAAGATGGTCAACCCAACGTTGGATTTTCACCATTTCCCATTCACGCCGAACAAGTTTCTGGCGCCACGCTTGTAATTTCTAAGAAGAATGTAGTATACTCTTATACTCCAGCAGAAGAATTTTCAAAACACTATGACCAACTCTTTGGTGCTGGTTTGATTGTTCCTCCAACACAAAAAATCATTACAGGTTAAATTGAGCAACTTCTATACAAACGTACAATCCTTTGGCAATAACATCCTTTACCGTGGTGTAATGGATGGTAAACGAGTGAAGCAGAGAATTGAATATTCTCCTTCACTTTTTTTACCTTCAAGGAAAGATCCACAGGGAATCTTCAAATCATTAACTGGTCTTCCACTTGACCAGAAAATCTTTGATACGATTCGTGATGCTAAAGATTACATCAAACAATTTGAGGACCTTCCTGGTGCACCAGTAATCTATGGTCAAACTCGTTTTGAATATGCCTTTATTGCAGAACAGCATAGAGAGATGGTTGATTATGATTTTGAAAAAATACTCATTGGTGTAGTCGATATTGAGGTTGGTTCTGAGAATGGGTTTCCTGATCCATATGAAGCGAATGAACCTATCACCGCTATCACAATCAAGTATCTCAATGGTGACACTTATGTTTTTGGTTGTGGAGATTATGATAAAAATCTAGATGATAAGAATGATGTATCTAGAGTAACATATATTAAATGTAAAGATGAATATTCTTTATGTAAGCAGTTTTTAAATCTATGGATGGAAAAAACACCAGACATATTAACTGGTTGGAATACAAAGTTCTTTGATGAACCATATCTAATCAATCGTTTCCGTAAAATTCTTGGTGAAGATTTGTATAAGAAGTTATCACCATGGAACTATATTGGTGAAAGACGAGTCAAGATTAATGGTCGAGAGATGATTGCCTATAATATTATGGGAGTCGAATCATTAGATTATATTGAACTCTATAAATGGTACGCACCTGGCGGTAAGTCACAAGAATCATATCGTTTGGATGCGATTGCACAAGTTGAATTGAATGAGGGTAAGATTTCTTATGAAGAATATGATAATCTACATTCATTGTATCGTTTGAACCATCAGTTGTTTATTGAGTATAACATTAAAGACGTTGAACTCATTATCAAATTAGAAGATAAGTTAAAACTACTTGAATTGGCAGTAACTCTTGCCTATGACACCAAAACAAACTTCGAGGATGTCTTTGCACAAACTCGTATGTGGGATTCATTGACCTATTCATATCTATATGAAAAAGGTATCATTGTACCACCAAGGATAATTAAAGAAAAAGATTCAGCATTTGAAGGTGCCTATGTTAAAGAAGTACAAGTTGGTGCTCACAATTGGGTAGCATCATTTGACTTGAACTCTTTGTATCCACACTTGATGATGCAGTATAACATTAGTCCAGAGACTCTTATTTCACCAGAGAACTATACAGATGCAATGCGTGAAATCATTTCATCAGGTGTTGATGTTAATAAGATGTTGGCTAAGAAAGTTGATTTATCTAAATTAGAGGGTGCAACAATTACACCTAATGGTCAATTCTTCCGTACGGACTTCCAAGGTTTCTTACCTAAGATGATGGAAGAAATGTATACAGACCGTTCTAAGTTTAAAAAGATGATGTTGTCCGCTAAACAAGAATATGAAAATGAACCGGATGAAAGTAAGAAATATGAAATCGAAAAACGTATTGCGAAATACAACAACATCCAGCTCGCAAAGAAAGTCTCTCTTAACTCTGCTTACGGTGCTTTGGGTTCTCAGTATTTTAGGTTTTATGACTTGCGTATGGCTCTCGGGGTCACTACTGCCGGTCAATTAAGTATTCGTTGGATTGAAGGTAAGATTAATAAATGGATGAGTACGATTTTAAAGACCGAAGATGAAGATTATGTTATCGCATCAGATACAGATTCGATTTATCTAAATCTTGGTCCTCTTATTGATAGTGTACTTAAATCACCGACTGAAACCACTAAAGTTATCTCTATCATGGATAGAATCTGTGAAGATAGAATTCAACCTTACATCGATAAAAGTTACAAAGAGTTGGCTGATTATGTTCACGCATATCAACAGAAGATGGAAATGAAACGTGAAGGTTTGTCCAATAAAGGTATTTGGACTGCCAAGAAACGTTACATTTTGAATGTGTATAATAATGAAGGTGTACAATATAAAGAACCACAACTTAAAGTGATGGGTCTTGAAATGGTAAAATCTTCAACACCTTCCGTTATACGTGAGAAGATGAAAGAAATTATTAAGTTAATGGTAACAGCAGACGAATCTGAGGTTCAAAAGTTTATCAAAGATTTTAAAGATGAATTTAAGAAATTGCCACCGGAAGATATATCTTTTCCTCGTGGTGTAAATGGCTTGGCTAAATATTCAGATGCAGCAACATTATATAAATCCGGAACACCGATTCATGTCAAAGGTGCCATATTATATAATCATCATTTGAAACAAAAGAAATTGACCAAAAAATATCAATTAATCCAAGAAGGTGAGAAGTTAAAATTCACCTACTTGAAGATGCCAAACCCATTCAAAGATACCGTAATTTCTTATCCTTCGAGATTACCGAAAGAATTTGAACTTGACAAATATATCGATTATGATTTACAATTTGAAAAGGCGTTCTTAGAACCAATCAAAATCATTTTGGATTGTATGAAATGGTCAGCCGAGAAAGTAAGTAACCTAGAGGATTTCTTTTCATGATGCCATCACTAAAATTAAAAAGAGGTTTCAAAATAGTAAGTTTGAGTACGATATATGGATCATTGGAAGATCCTAGATTGAATGGTTACAAATATGCTATTATGGACTATATGTACAGAAATTTAGGTTCAGCTAAAAAGTACCTACAACTAAAAGGAAAATCTGTATTAAAGTTTGAGACTCGACCAAATTTCAATGTTGACCATGATGTTGTATTCATGGAAACATATGATGAAATATATGGTTATGATGATGGTGTACCGGAACCTATGGACACATATGTTTATATCATTAAAAATAATATAATGAAGAATGTTGGAGAAAAAACAAAAAAGTATCCAACCGTTGTAGTTGAACGAAATGGTAAACAGGAATTTGGTACTTATGTTGCCATCAATGGTCCTTGCAATATGATTTATGATTTAGAGAATTACCACGAATTAGGTGGTAAAGTTCGTATCGAAACCAATTCAGAAATAGAATTTTTAAAATGGTCTACTTAACATTTTTAACGGCTTTATTGTTATCTGGTATTGCTGAGTATTATTCTGTACTCGGATTAACAGCAATATTCACTGGTGCATTTTGGCCTATCGTCTTTATGGGTTCAGTTCTCGGACTAAGTAAATTAGTCACTACATCATGGTTGTATCGTAACTGGAAGAACTGCCCACTTTTATTAAAATCCTACTTGACATTTGCTGTTATCATTCTCATGTTGATTACAAGTATGGGTATTTTTGGATTCTTATCCAAAGCACATATTGATTCCACATTAAATGCTGGTTCAAATATGGTAGAAGTAAAAACACTCAATGAACAAGACAAAATGGTTAGAGATAGATTAGACTATCTATTGGCACGAGCCAAAGAACCATCTAATGCTAGTTCCAAACTTGATAGACAAATTCAAGATACACAAAAAGAATTGGCTGAAATCAATAAGAAAAAACTACCACTATTAAAAGAATCGAATAAACTGGTTGCTGAGGTTGGTCCTATCAAATATGTGGCAGATATGATATATGGTAGTGATGCTGACGCTTTGGATAAAGCCATTCGTTTGGTAATTATGTTGATTATGGTTGTATTCGACCCTCTTGCTGTGTTATTATTAATAGCATCTAACATGTCATTGAAAGAAAAAAATGAGAACCAAACTGTCCGTACCGAGATTCCTACTGAAGATTGGTTTTCGACAATTCAAAGTAATGAAGAACGGTCGAGTGATAAAATTGAAATCAAAAAAGAAAACATCGCTTCAGTTGAGGAGAAGTTTTCACCGAAAGAAGAAAAGATAGAGATACAATTAGCACCTGGTGTTTTCGGTAATACCAATTATGATTATACTGATGAATTTGCATTTCGTAAAAAGGAAAATAAATGAGCGTTTTAGATAAAATTAAAAAGAATAGCAGTATCAAAGAATCTTCTATTCTAGCAAAATCAAAATTCTTTACAGATAAAGATATGATTCCTACAGCAATTCCCATTATCAATGTGGCATTGTCTGGTCGTTTAGATGGTGGTTTAACACCGGGTCTTACAATGTGGGCAGGTCCATCAAAACACTTTAAGACCGCTTTTTCACTTTTGATGGCAAAATCTTACTTGGACAAATATCCCGATGCAGCACTTTTATTCTATGATTCGGAGTTTGGTACTCCTCAGTCTTACTTTGATTCGTTTGGCATTGATACCAATCGTGTCCTACACACTCCTCTTACTGATATTGAGCAGCTTAAATTTGATGTGATGAGTCAGTTAACACAATTGGAACGTGGTGATAAGTTGATTATCATTATCGATTCGATTGGTAACTTGGCATCCAAGAAAGAAGTTGAAGATGCCTTGGCTGAAAAATCTGTTGCAGATATGTCAAGAGCAAAACAAGTTAAATCATTGTTCCGTATGGTAACTCCACACTTGACAATGAAAGACATTCCAATGATTGTAGTTAATCACACATACATGGAAATCGGAATGTTCCCTAAAGCAATCGTTGGCGGTGGTACAGGTTCTTATTACTCTGCTGATAACATCTTTATTCTTGGTCGACAACAAGAAAAAGAAGGTACTGAAATTATCGGTTACAATTTTATTATTAATGTTGAAAAATCTCGTTATGTTAAAGAAAAATCTAAAATACCTGTTACTGTATCTTTTGATGGTGGCATCAGTAAGTGGTCTGGCTTATTGGATATCGCTCTCGAATCTGGACACGTTATCAAGCCATCAAACGGATGGTATTCTAAGGTCGACAAAGATACTGGTGAAGTAGATGAAAAGAAATATCGTCTGAAAGAAACGGATTCAAAAGAGTTCTGGTTACCGATTGTTTCAAGTAAATCTTTCCGTGAATTCGTTGAAAACAAATATCGTATTGCTTCCGGTAATATTATGCAAGACGATGTGTTTGATGTAGAAACTTCAAATGGAGTAGAAGATGATTGAAGGTATTGATTACTGTTTCATCTATCCGAAAGAAGATGGTCAAGCAGTACACATTAAATTCTTGGATGGTCCTTATAAAGATACCATTTTCAAATATGGTAAAGTTAAATTTGAGGAAAAGAATAATCAGATGTATTTACTTTTTGCTTATGACGTGATAGAATCTCCAGTCATGAAGCCAAAAAAGATGGAAAAAGATGATAAATTTAAAAATTACATTGGTGACTTACTCGTTGAACTTATGTCATCCAACATTGAGCAGGAAATAATTGATGAAACTGGAACAAGCGATTCTCAAGAATTTGGTCTATAACGAGGAATATTTAAGAAAAGTATTACCATTTTTAAAGACTGAGTATTTTTCCGACAGAACGGAAAGAACATTATTCAATGAGATTACATCATTCACAGAAACTTATAATCATCCACCAGCGATTGAAGCATTGTCAATTGCCGTCAAGGAGAGGAACAATCTCTCGGATGAGGAAGTTAAGGGATGTGAAACTTATCTCGAAGAAATTGAGAAACATAGCAAAGAACAAACCGAAATACAATGGCTTATTGATAAAACCGAAAAGTTCTGCCAAGAGAAAGCCGTATACAATGCCGTATTGGGGGCTATTTCTATTCTCGATGGTAAGGACAAAAATAAAGACAAAGGTTCGATTCCCTCTTTATTATCGGACGCCTTGGCCGTTTCATTTGACACTACAGTAGGACATGATTATCTTGAAAACTCTGATGCTCGCTATGATTTCTATCATAGAAAAGAGGAGCGAATTCCTTTCGACCTCGAATTCTTTAACAAAATTACAAAGGGTGGTCTTCCAACTAAGACTCTTAATATTGCTCTTGCTGGCACAGGTGTTGGTAAGTCTCTGTTCATGTGCCATGTGGCAGCAGCGGCAATGGTACAAGGCAAAAATGCTTTGTATATCACTATGGAGATGGCTGAAGAAAAGATTGCTGAACGTATAGATGCAAACTTATTGAATGTAACACTAGATGATTTGATGGACCTACCAAAAGAGATGTATGATAAGAAGGTTGCCAAAGTTCGTGAAAAAGTAACTGGTAAATTAATCATCAAAGAATATCCAACAGCATCGGCTTCCGTAACACACTTTAGGACATTATTAAATGAACTCAATCTTAAACGTAGTTTTGTACCGGACATTATATTCATTGATTATCTTAATATCTGTTGCAGCTCTCGTATCAAAGCTGGTGCGAATATTAACTCCTACACATATGTTAAATCGATTGCCGAAGAACTTAGAGGTTTGGCTGTTGAGTATAATGTTCCTATTGTATCTGCTACTCAAACCACACGGAGTGGATATACTTCTTCCGATCCCGGACTAGAAGATACAAGTGAATCGTTTGGTTTGCCTGCTACTGCCGACTTGATGTTTGCCTTGGTTACAAGTGAAGATTTGGAAGAACTTGGTCAGATTATGGTTAAACAATTGAAGAATCGTTATAATGATCCAACACACTATAAGAGATTTACCATTGGTGTTGATAGAGCGAAGATGAGATTGTATGACATTGAACAATCAGGTCAAGTTGGTTTGGCTGATGCAGGTCAACCACCAATCGGTTCACAGAATAAAATTCAACATAAGAAATTTGAAGGTTTCAAAGTATGATATTGACTAAGGAACAAGCATTATATGTTTCCAAATATTTCAAAGATTATTTTGAGAACATTGGTAGTACCGAAGAATACATGCGTGATGAGAAGTTGAAGAATGTGGCAGAATTGCCAGCTTCTTTGTTTCCACCAGAGGATGATTTGTTTTCTGATTTTTCTGTACACCCAAATGATATGGACATTGAGGTTTGTGAAATACCAAATTCTCAATTTGAAACTTTACTTGCCATTACCAGTTCACATATCAATAAGTCACCAGTTGGTAAGAATATTCAATTGGCGGTCAAAGAGAAGAACTCAGGAAAGATTCTAGGATTCATTCGGTTGGGTTCACCAGTAATCTATATGAAACCACGTAATGAACTCTTAGGACAGGTCTGGATTCAACAGGAGGACACAGCCAAACGATTCAATGCTTCTTGTGTTATGGGTTTCGTCATTGTACCAAGTCAACCATTCGGATTTAACTACCTAGGTGGTAAATTACTCTCTGCCATATGTACTAGTCATGAAGTGAGAGAAATCTGTAATAAGAAATATGGTATGAATGTATGTTTGTTTGAAACTACCAGTTTGTATGGTACATCTAAAACCGTATCACAATATGATGGTATGAAACCATATGTTCGTTTTCGTGGTTTGACTGATTCGGATATTGTACCAATGATGCACGGTCAAAGATATGCCGATTTAAAAGAATATGTTGAAAACATTGTGGGTGACTTATTACAGGGTGACACATCATCAACCAGTAGAAAACTCAGAACTTTTACCAAGATTATTGCTATTACAAAGGCAGCATTAAAAGGAACACCAGATGGTGATGATTTCAATGCAACAATCGAAAGTGCAAAGTCATTAACGGAGAAAAAGAGATATTACACCTCAGATTATGGATTTAAGAATTCAGTAGATTATATGAATTGTAAAACCGATACACTCATACCTGGAGAAAACTATGAGAAACATTCTTTGGCAAACATTATTGACTGGTGGAAGAAAAAGGCAGGAAATCGTTACGAGAGCCTTAAAACTGAGGGAAGAATTCGCACGGAATTGGAAATCTGGACATCAGGAAAAGACATTCAAATAATCAGATAAATATTTTCATTTAAAGTAAATTATGGCACTAATAGATTTTGATAAACTAGCAAAACAATACCAAGACGATAATGATTTTGGATTCTCTGCTGTCTCGGAAGAAGAATATAATTCAGTCATCAATAAATCTACCGCTACGGTGGAAGATTATAAGATAAGACTGAAAGAGTTGGAGAAAATGATTATTCCTTTTCTCACCAAGTTACATTCGACTGGAGACAAAGAATACATATATTGGCCAAATCGTAAACCTGCAATTGAATCACAAATAGAAAAGATTTTGAAACTGACTAGAGAATAATATGAGCGCTACTGTGATTATACCGACTACTGGTGCTCCAGAGTTGAGAAAAGCTGTTGATTCTGTTATAAAACAAACACACAAAGATACTGTTTGTTATGTTGTTATTGACGGTGAACAAAATTATGGAAAAACATCTTCTGTTTTAAGAGATATTTGGTCACACCCAAAACTTAAAGTTGCTTCACTACCTATCAATGTTGGTGCCAATGGTTTCTACGGTCACCGTGTCTATGCTTCATTCTCACACCTCGTTAATACTGATTATGTTTTATATCTAGACCAAGACAATTGGTTTGATCCTAATCATGTACAATCTTGTATCGATTTAATCGAAGCTAACGGATTACAATGGTGTCACTCATTAAGAAAAATTGCAGATAAAGATGGTAATTATATTTGCAATGATGACTGTGAATCTTTAGGTAAATATAAGATGGTTAATAGTGATTATAATCATTGTGACACTAATACATATTGCCTACCCAAGATAACTGCTATACAATGTGCATCTGCATGGCATGGTGGATGGGGACAAGATAGAGTCTTTTTAAAGGCGATATCGAAATTCTTTCCTAAATTTGATGGTACAGGACAATATACTGTAAATTATCGAATCGGTGGAAACGATGGTTCGGTAAGAAAAGAATTCTTTGAACACAATAATGCTATAATGAATAAACAATATAATGGAGAATTCCCATGGCGGAAAGAAAACTTAAAAACCTCATCATCGGCGGCTTCACAGGATATAATTACAATCAGCTCAAACCTTGGGTAGAATCTGCTCGTGAAGTTTGTCCAAATGCTGACATCGTTTTAACTGTCGGTAACGCAAGTCAAGAAACAATTGATGAATTGACTAAGAGGAATGTAATCCTCGTTCCTATGAAACAAATGGATGCTCCCATTCATGTTGCACGATTCTTATCAATCTATGACTATCTAAAAACTCATTGGCATTTGTATAAGAATGTTGTAACTACTGATGTGAAAGATGTTTACTTCCAAGCAAACCCATTTAATATCTTTAATGATGAATTTTATATTGACAACAATTTTAAACTTGTGGTTGCTTCCGAAGGTTTAAAATACAAAGATGAGCCTTGGGGAAATGAGAATCTATTTCAAACTTATGGTCCATATATCTATGAACAATTCAAAGAAAATGAAATCTTTAATGTAGGAACTTTTGGTGGTGACGCAGAGTATGTAAAAGATATGGTATTCAATATCTTCTCCAATGCAACCAATAGACCCATTCCAATCGTTGACCAAGCAGTATTCAATGTATTAATCAACACACGACCATTCAAAGATGTTATCTTCTACACCCACAATTGGGCTGCTGAGTTAGGAACAGTCATGGATCCATCCAAGATTGAACAATTCAGACCCAACTTGTTGTTTAGTGAACCTATTTGGAAAGATGGAGAAGTTAGAGTACCTCCTATGGGTGTAACATTATTTCCAATCGTTCACCAATATGACCGAGTACCTGAATTGAAAAAGTTTGTCCAAGAGAAATATGGACAAGAAGATGAATCACAATTTTTTACCTATAGGACGTAAGAATGAAAATCTTTATTACCGGTATCGCTGGATTTTTAGGAAGTCATCTAGCTGATAGATTTATTTCAGAAGGACATGAAGTTGTTGGTAACGACACCCTAATTGGTGGTTATCGTGATAATGTTCCAAAAGAAGCTAAATTGTATGTTGTTGATTGTTGTGATAATCAACGAATGACTCAGATTATGGAAGGTTCTGATATTGTTGTACATTGTGCTGCAACAGCACATGAAGGATTATCCGTATTCAGTCCAAGTTTCATTACAAGAAACATTTTTGAAGCTAGTGTATCTACAATCTCCGCAGCAATACAAAACAAAGTGAAAAGATTTGTATATTGTACTTCTATGGCAAGATATGGTGACCAAAAGGCACCATTTACTGAGAAGATGACACCACGACCAGTAGACCCATATGGTATCGCTAAAGTTGCTGGTGAAGAAGTATTAAAAGTACTTTGTGATACTCACGGTATGGAATGGAATATTGCTGTGCCACATAACATTGTTGGTCCACGTCAAAGATATGATGATCCATTCCGTAATGTAATGAGTATTATGATTAATCGTAATCTACAAGGTAAACCTGCTGTAGTTTATGGTGATGGTAAACAAACTCGTTGTTTCTCTTATGTTTTCGATTGTATCAATTGCTTAGAGAAGATGGCATTGGATCCCAAAATCAAAAGTGAGATTATTAACATTGGTCCAGACGAAGGCACTATTACAGTTGCGGAACTAGCAGCATTAGTTAATAAAGAGTGTGGTGTTCCTAATACATGGCCACCAATTCATATGCCAGATAGACCAAGAGAAGTTAAACATGCCAGTTGTTCAGCAGACAAAGCTAGAAAACTATTGAATTACAAAACAGAAACCGTATTAGAGAAATCAATACAAGAAACTGTTGCTTACATTAAGAAAAAAGGTGTGAAACCATTTGATTACAGTTATCCGTTGGAAATTATTTCAGATAAAACTCCTAAAACTTGGAAAGATAGGTTGATGTAATGGCAACGATTGGTTTCTTTAATTGTGTATCAACACAACCACGTGCAACAGAAGAATCGGTAAAAAGCATTAGACAGTTTCATCCTGATACTTTCTTCATGATTGCTTGTGATGCTGGTCCTGATTATTATGATTTGTGTAAAAAATATAACATAGAATATTACCACTCACAAACAAATCTAAGTTATCCTGTTCAACCTTTTGGATACAGAAAAGAAAAGATATTGGAATGGTTAAGTCGTTTCTATATTGCTTGTGTTAAAACAAATACAACCCACTTGATGATGGTAGAAGATGATGTTGTATTGGTTAAACCTGTAACTGTAGAAGATGATTGGGAAGTTGCAGCACACGACACAACAAAAGATAATAAGTTTCCTGACCAGTTCAATGAAATTATTGAAAGATTTTCTGGAGTTAAACCTCATGTTACTGGTTATGGTGCAGGTGGTGGAGCAATCTTTAAAGTATCTACCTTCTTAGAGAACTATTGGCAGATAACAGAATTCATTAGAAATAACGCAGACTATATACAGGATAACATTTATCCTACTATGGGTTGGATGGATTGTTATATGACTTACTTCTATTTGTTATCAGGTAAGAAATATACAAACAATCCACATTTGTTCAACATCTGGCCAACGGATAAGAATTTTGATTTGACCACCGTACCTGAAGAAATTCAGATTGTACATAATTATAAGAAATACTATGATTGAAAATTATGAAATGATTGAACTTGGTCATTGGTTTCAAAGTAAACCAACCGGTGACGTTATGAAGTATGATGCTAACTATGTTCAGTATTATACTACCATGAAATATGAAATGTCCCAATTACGATATGAATTATTGTTTGATTATGTTCCAAATTTTGATTCAGTCTGTGATTTTGGATATGGTGATGGCAAGTTCTTAGAATTCTGCAATCAACGTGGTGTTAGTAAGTGTTATGGTCATGATGTATCAAACTATCCTCTACCTAAAGGCATTGAATTTATACCCAGCATCGAAGATATTGATGTTGATGTTATGACCTTCTTTGATTCTATAGAACATCTTCCTTTCCGAGACATACACCAATTCTTAGGTTCAATCAAAACAAAATATGTAATGATATCTTTACCGTGGATGCACGAAAGAATGGGACCTGAATGGTTCAGAACTTGGAAACACCGTAAAGAGAATGAACACTTCCACCACTTTGATGCTCATGGTTTAATTACTATGGTCAAAAAAGCAGGTTTCACTCCAGTACACATTTGTAATCATGAAGATAGAATCAGAAAACCTGTTTCTTATTTACCTAACATTTTAACTATTATTGCGAAAAAAGATGAATAACATTAGTATCGTAACTGCTTTCTTTGATATTGGTCGTGGTGATTGGACACCAGATAAAGGATTGCCACATTATCTACAAAGAAGTACTGACACCTATTTGGAAAGATTTAGTCATATGGCTGAACTTGAGAATGAGATGGTGGTGTTTACTTCACAAGATATGGTAGATACGATTAACGAATTACGTGAAGATAGACCAACATCCATTATTGTAATGGATTTTAAAGAATCTTTTTCTATCATAAGACATCTTGTCTCTACAGTACAACAGAATGCCGAATATCAGGCTAAAATAAATCCCATGCAAGTACGCAATCCAGAATATTGGAACGCTGACTACGTTGTAGTAAATGCAATGAAATCTAGTTTTGTCGTTGAAGCTATTAGGCGTAAAATGATAAGCAATGATTTAGTTGCATGGTTGGACTTTGGTTATTGTCGTGATGAATCTACATTGAATGGAGTTTCCAATTGGACTTATCCATTCGATAAAGAAAAGATTCACTTCTTTAATATCAAAGATTGGACTGAAGGAACATACATCCAAGACGTTATTGCTAACAATGATGTTCATATCACAGGTCCTTGTATTGTCGCTGGCCATGAAGGTTGGAGAATATTACAAAGATTGGTTGCTCACAATATGGATGAGTTGATTAAAAATAATTTGGTGGATGATGACCAGACTCTATTGTTAATGTCTTATTTGGCCAAACCTGAACTATTTGAGTTACATAAAGTTTCAGCTGATGATTGGTTTGTTGCGTTTAAGGAATATAATGAAACTGTATCTTAATTGTACTGCCAACTTAGGCGACTTTTTAAATTCTTTACCGGTATTATCTGGTTTATCAAAAGAACTTGGTAAGTTTGATTTGATTGTTAAAGGTGATACGAAAAAGTTTAAAGGATTTAAAGAATTCTTGATGTATCAGGACTTATTCACATCTGTAGAATTTGATGATGAAATCTTTTTGTATGGAGATATGATTCAGTTGAGTTCATGGACAAGAGAAGATAAGGATGATCCAAATCGTCCAATTGAAACGTGTCGTTATGAAAATTGGATACTTGATAATTACAGAATTCTATTTAAAGTTGATGATGAATTCGAAATTAAAGTTCCAGAATTAAACATTGAAATTGAAGATGTGTATTATTGTGGTGACCGTTGGAATATTCCAGGTATCGATTCGAGGAGAAAGAGTGAAGTTCTTTCCCATTTAGAAGGAATGAAATTCTTGGATTATAACGAACCATTATTGACTAATGCTTACATCATTAAGAATCTGAAGAAACCATTCATCACCAATTTCACTGGTGTTGCTGTATTGGCAGATTTATTAAATGTTCCATCTTATGTTGTATGGAAAGCAGAAGATTGGGATCCAGAATTTAGAGTTGGTGATAATTGTTATTGGGATAACGGTAAAGATATCAATAAAGTATTTGAAAAACACTTCTACCTAAATCGTAAATCTAAATTAGTACATGCGAGTGAGTTACCCAATCTACTATGATTATCAATATTGAACCAGGAACTTTTGGTGGTCCTGCCAGAAATGGTGATTTGATTGCTATTGCCAATGTGGTTGAACACTTTAGGAAAATCAATAATAATCCTAAAATTAGATTTCACATGAAACCTGGCACTATCGATAGTGCAAAATATGTACAGGACTTCCATTCATTCTTGATAATGATATCGGATTACTTTTCATCATTCGAAGGAACAGAATCATTACCTTGGAAAAAAGTTAATGTTTGGGATTTTCGTGATATTTGTGGTGATATGGTTAAAATTGGTAATCTAATACCAATGAAAAAGAAGATTACTATCTTCCCATTGACTGATGCAACATACAATCAATGGAGAAATTGGCCACCATATGTCTTAGAAGAATTGGTGAAAAAGTATAGTTCCGAAGAATATAAAGACTATGAAAAGATAATCTGTACAAATAATACTGGTTATGTACCAAATGATGAGTGGAAAGTCAGTACCGATTTTATAACCAATATCACACACATCATGGATACTGAAATATTCGTTGGTGGTGATACGGGAACAACACATTTTGCCTTTTCATTGGATAGAGGACCAGAAGATTTAGTATATTGTGGTTCAAGTCGAGCTTTGGTACACACTCTACCGTTTCATCTCTTAAAGGGTAAAGGTCGTATGACCAATTATTGGTTGGATTTCGAAGGAACGTCCTGGGTTTAAACCGCTATGTATCGAAGCCAATCTTTCTACGGTTTAATGTTATAATGTTAAAAGTTGTATAAATAAGGTGTCCGGCAACCAAAGTGTGTTGCAAGTCTGGAAGGAAATTAATGAAGTCTTTTTTAAACTTTCTCAAAGAAGAAACCGAGTCCGGTGGAAAACTTAAGCATATTCATCATGCTGAAGATAGACCATTGTTACATGGTTCTGAGGGGTTTGAACACGCCCATAATGCCTTAATGCAATCACATGAACACATCAAGTCTGGTGGTCACAGTTCACATCTAACCATGAAATATGATGGTTCACCTTCTGTGGTATTCGGTCATCATCCTAAAACTGGTAAATTCTTTGTTGCCAGTAAATCTGCCTTCAATAAAACTCCTAAAATTAACTATAATGAAAAAGATATTGAAGAAAACCACGGCAATGGTGGTTTGGCCAGTAAATTAAAAGATGCCCTACACCTGAAAAAAGTATCACCTAAGAGTGGTGTATACCAAGGTGACATGATGTTTGGTGAACACGATAAAGAACACAAATCAAATAAAGTTTCTTTTACACCTAATACAATCACCTATACATCCAAAGGTGAAGATGCTGAAAAAATCAAAAATGCTAAGGCTGGTGTAGTGGTTCACACTCAATACCATGGTCATGACATTGAAAGTATGAAGTCCGATCCACATCCAGATGTGCATAACTTTAAACAACATCCGGATGTTTGGCATAAGTCGGCTGAACATGATACCAGTAAGGTTAATTATAGTGAAAAGGCACAAGAAACCTTCCATAAACATATGGATGATGCCAAGAAAATTCATGATGAACATAAAGATACAATGTATAAATCCACAGAACCACATCGTGGGGAAACTGGTCCATTGGCTACATATATAAATCATACAGTTAGAACGGATGAGAAACCTTCAGCTAAAGGTTTTCAGAAGCATATACAAAGTCAGTTTAAAAAGGCTTCTGAGAAATTAAGAACTCCAGCTGGACAGGCTAGAAAAGAAGCTGGTGCTAAACATCATGTTGAACACATTGATAAACACAAAGATGATTATGAAAATTTATTGAAAATGCACCACCACTTACAACAAGCAAAAGATACATTAGTACACACATTAAATCAACACGAAGGTGGTTTGGAACACCATATTGATGGTAAAAAATCTAAACCAGAAGGTTTCGTGGTACATCATGCTGGTCAACCAACAAAATTGGTTAACCGTAAAGAATTCGCTAAGGCAAATTTACTGAAGGTGAGAAAATGAAGTCATTTTTAGATTTAGTCAAAGAAGAAGATTCTTCTTCACAACATCATGTTATGACTTTTGGTAGAATGAATCCTCCTACAACGGGTCATTTAAAACTAATCGATAAAGCCAAGGCACTTGCCAATGAAAAGGGTGTAGGTCACACAATTGTAGTTTCACACACTCAAGATACGAAAAAGAATCCATTAAGTGCAGAACAAAAAGTTCTACATTTAACTCGTTTTTCTCCAGACACAAATATCGAAAAATCATCAAAAGAACAACCAACAATATTACAACATGCAGCTAAATTACACAAAAATGGTGTAACACATCTACATGTTGTTGCTGGTTCTGACCGTGTTAAGGATTTACACAATTTACTACATTCATTCAATGGTGTAGGTAATAAAGCAAAATTCAACTTCAAAAAAATACAAGTACATTCTGCTGGTCATCGTGATCCTGATTCCGATGGTGCTGAAGGTATGTCTGCCACTAAAATGAGACAACATGCCGAACAGGGTAATTTTAAAGAGTTTCGTAAAGGTGTTCCGGAACACGTATCCGATGAACACGCAAAAGAATTGATGAATCATGTACGTAAAGGTATGGGAATACATGAATCTACGGATCATGGTCTATTCCATGCCATCTTCGTTACTGGTGGTCCTGGTTCAGGTAAAGATATCATCATCCGTGAAGCTATTGCGGAATCACACATTGTGGAATTGAATTTCGTTCAGGCTCAAGATTATTTGGGTGACAAACAGAAATTATCCGAGAAAACCAATGACTTCCGTAGAGAAGCCATTAGACAACGTGGTCCACTAATCATCAATGGACCAGCCGATGATAAACTTCGTATTGAACACATTAAAGAAGAATTGGAAAGTCTTGGTTATAATACCATGATGATTTTTGTGAATACTACTGATGAAGTAAGTAAAGAACGTAACTCATTGTTATCCAGAATGATGGTAGAATCGGTAAGACAGGATAAATGGTCTAAATCACAGAGAAATACTAAATATTTCACCGAGTCGTTTAAAAATTTTATTGTTTTTGATAATACTGGTGATATTGGAAGTAGAGAGTATGGTATACATGAAGTATATGAAAACACTAAGGTTTTTCTTGATTCTGAAGCACTAAACGAAACAGCGCAAGATTGGTTGTATCGTAATAATAAATTTAATATACTATTTGAGGATGATAAAAATGTTAAAACGAATAATCGCTTTCTTCGGATCGCAAAAAACTACTCAAGTCCAAGAGCAAAAGGACCCGATGACATCAAGCCAGACAACTCAGGTTCTATCGTCCCCACAGGTAGAGACGAAATCAAAGGTAACACAGGCCCAAGAAAAATCGCCAACAAGCTCTACACGTTCGGCCAAAACGCAGGCGCCTACGTTGAAGAAGAAAGTGGTCAAGGCAGCCAGCCAACCACAAAAGTCTACGCCAAGAAAAAAGAAAGCAACTTCAACCTCGACAAAGACAAAATAAAGAGGAAGAAGTTAGGTCTTAAAGATAGTAAAGAATCCGCTTTAGGTAGACCTGATGGTTTAGGTTCTACTTGGGACACAAGAACAAATGGTTCTGGTCTAACTGGAGGTGCTGGTCTAGGTAACCAGACTTATAGTGAAAGTGAAGAATACAGTAATGCAAATCCTGCTAGCACAGCAATGCCGGCAGGTATCACACCTAACCCATTGGCAGATAGTAATTATACTCCTAAGAAGGAGTTTAAGAAATTTAGGAAAACCATTAAGGAATATAATGGTTTCCAGAATGACGTGGAATCTGGTGTTGGTGGTGTTTTAGGTGGTGCAAGTAACAAAGAAGGCATGGATACCTATAAGGATCCAAACAGAAATATTGGCATCGAAATAGTTAAAAAGAAGAAAAAGAACAAATAACGGAGACTAAAATGTTCACAAAAAGCAAAGTAACTCAATCTATGGTGGACGCAGTAAAAGGCGTTCTAGGTGAAGAAAAAGGTAAATTGTTACTTGAACCAGGTAAATCTGAAAAAGTATCTACACCTACAGGTGTTAAGGTTTACGGTCACCGTTATGGTAATGCCGCTAAAGCACACAGAGACCAAACCAAAAATGAATTGGATAAGGTCAAAGGTCCTGAAGCTAAAGACATTAAAGAGAATAAAGGTAATCAACCACAAGAAACTTTCACCGATAATAATCTAGGTGAAGAAGGTGATTGTGTAACTAAACCTGAAGCAAAAGATATTGCTAAGAAGGAAGTTAAAGGTCACGAAAAGAAAATGCACAAAGAAGAATTATCTTTCAAAGACAAGTTACTTGAGTCTGTTCGCCGTTCTGATGTTCCTGCTTATCTACGTAAAGCAAAAGGTGAAAAACCATTAACTCCTGCTGAAGTAAAAGCTCCAAAGAAAGATACTATTTCTCATCCAGAGAATTTAGCTAAAGCACGTAACGAAGAAGTTGATTTGGAAGAAGCAGTATCACGTAAAGACTTCCAAATGGTTGCTGATTTGATTAAGACACACGATTCACACGATAAGCGTAAAGAATTGGCACAACATCACGCTGAAATCTTCCATCGTCAAAATCCACGTTTTGACCGTTCAAAATTCATGAAAGCGGCAAATGTTAATGAATCTGTTGACCAATTGGATGAAAAGAATTGGATTGCTGGTGCAATTAAGAAGCCTGGTTCTGAAACTGCTTCTGCTCATAAAGCTGGTATGTCAGTTCAAGCATTTGCACAGAAACATAAACATGATTCAGGTAAAGCCGGTAAACGTGCTCGTTTAGCTATCACTTTGAAGAAACTACATAAAGAGAATATCGAAGAAGTTGAATTGGATGAAATGATTAATGAAGTTCTATCTAAAGACGCAACTGCTGGTGATTGGATTCACGACTTCGTACATTCTAAGAATCCTAAGTTTGCTGGTAAATCCAAAGCAGAACGTAAGAAAATGGCTTTGGGTGCTTACTACGGTAAACAGAATGAAGAATTTGTTACTGAAGCTGAAGTTGTTGCTTCAGCCGGAAGTCAAGATGAAGTTACTACCGACACATTAAAGGGTCGTGAAAAGGGTGGTAAATCTAATTCTTTCAAAGGTTACAAATTACAATTGAGAACCGATGGAGAAATGAAAGCTCCTGCAATCGAAAAGGGTGAGGATACAAGAGAGAAACAAAAAATCTCTACTAATCCTGGTCCAGCACATATCGAATATGATAAGAAATTGGGTCATCCATCTGTACAATCACACTTCACTAAAGAAGAAGTTAAACCTGCATTGAAACGTATCCATGATAAAGATGCGAAGATTGCGGATAAAGAAAGTGAAAAGTTCAATAAAAAAGTTGAAAAACATCAGGTAGAAGAATGTGAAAGTTCTTGGAATAAAGAAACTCCATGGAAACCATCTAAAGTGAAAACTGAAGAAAAACACACTCCAATGTCTCGTGCTAAAGATTTAGCTAAATCAGCTTTCAAGAAATTAAAAAATGAAACTATGATGGGTAAGATTTCCAACTAAGGTACGACCATGACCAAGAAATTAAAAGACGTAGTTAAGAAGAATCCAGAACCGGCTAGAGGTACCAATTATGTGGACCCTGGCCAGTTGGGTCAATATTCAGCACAGAATCAAGTTTCTGAAGATGGTTCTTTGTCTACATATCTCAAATCAAGAGGTATCGATCCTAAGTTTATTTCCACACAGACAAAAATTTCACACTCTAAATCAACTGAATTCAAAAAATGGCGTCAGAACCATAAATTTGAAGAAGTTGAACATGTGTTTGAAAGTGCTTCATTGGATCAATACTTATCTTCTCGTGGTTTGAATCCTGCTTATGTTACAAAGCAACAGAAGATTGCTTATTCCAAATCTAATCAGTTTTTAACTTGGAAGAAACATCACATTAAAGAAGAAACCAAGAAAACAGAACCAACACCAACTGCAATTAAAAGTGGTGAAATCAGTAAGTCTAAATCTAGAAATAAAGAAATCTTTCCTGAAGAATGGGAAAATAACACAACTAAACGAGACAAACCTGCAAGTAATTCTGGTCCTGAACCTACTGCTTTGGAGAGATTCCGTTCGGCAGCAGCAGAAAGAGCAAAGAAACATGCTGAGATTGAGAAGAAACAATCTAAAGATGGTTCTGGTATGTCCTCTGCTATTGACCGTTTAGAGAAACATTTAAATAAAGAAGAAATTGTTACAGAAGATAACTTTGCTGATCCACAAGCAGCAACACAATCACCTTTTGATGGTGCCAATAATACAGACGATACACATGAAGTTCTACAAAGAAAACGTGAATTGTCTAAATCAGCACGAATCATCAAATCTCTGTATAAGAGAAAAGGTGTGGTTAAAGAAGAAACCTATGATTGGGAAAAGGATGATAAAGACCAGACATCTCCTGGTAAGAAAACATCAAAAAACCCAAAATTAGATAAAGAAGATCCGAATGCTTTACCCAATGGTGAGCCAAAAGCTAGAGCAGTAATGTCTGGCGGAACAACTATGACGGGTGAGAAACGTGATACTGTGGAGATTGATCCACAGATGAAATCTAGACCAGATTTGAATGGTAACAAAAAAGACGATGAACCGGTCAACAAAAAAGTAGAAAAAAAATAAGATAAATAGTACTATAACCAAAGGCTCATCAAGGAGAAAATAATGCCAACATGGGGAAATACAGATAATCACAATCAGAAACCTAAGTGGGATCGTGAACGTGAAGTAAGACAAACAGTTAGTTTAACTACAGCAAACACCACAAACATTGGTAATACTGTTGTTACTTTAGTTTACAACGATGGAGCTCAAAATAACGTAGCTAACATTGGTGTGGCCGTAGGACAATACGTTTATTTCGTAACTGGTACTGCTGGTAACGGATATCCTGGATTCTTTGAATCTAATACACAAGTTACTGCTATTAGTGGAAACAACGTTGTATTAAATAACGGTTCATTCAATACAACTCCTGCTGGTGCAGTTGCTACTTTCGATACTGCTATTGTTTATAACGCAAACAAGGGTAATGACGTTACTTACAATAACGACACAGTATTGGTTACTCCAACTCGTTTAGCTAATGCAGTATATGCTGGAACAGCTAATGGAGTTAACGGTAACGACAATCTCGGTTCTGTTGCTCACGCTGGTTGGGTAAGAACAAGAACTTTCACTGGTGGTCGTGCTGGTCGTGTCCAGAACGAAGTTTTAGTTGCTCTTGCTAATCCAGTAGCCGCTAACACATTGTCAGGTAACACAAGTAATTCATTGACTTACTTCACTGGCGTTTAATATAAAATTGACGGAGGTGGGAAACCATCTCCGTTTTTTTGATTATCATGTAGAAGAATAATAATAATGTTTGATGAATTGAATGAAGATAATTTTATGATGTACGCTATGAAGTGTTATAACTCACCTCATTGTGTAATGTCTGAATTTGAAGGCGATATTAAAAGAACCAAATATCTTAAACGATTGTTTCGTAGATATAAGGTCACTAAAGTAGTTAAAGAAAGGTTAATACTTAACCATATTATCCTATTGAATAATGTTTTTGGTCCAGAAGTGACCGCAAGAATATTGTTCTATAGAATAGATGAAAGAGATTATGATATATTGAAAACCTTTTTGTTATATTTGAACATATTACCAAAGGTTATTAGAGGTATAAAATCTAAAACGGTTTATACGGATGATATTCCCGTAGATATGAATATCGCAGAGATATTAAGACACTTATGAAAACATTCAAACAGTACTTAGAAGAAAAAAAGAGATACATCAAGACTGGTGTTCCTGAAATGGATATGACCATGACTGAAGATGGCGGAGGCATGGGTGCCGGTGCTGTTTCAGCAGGTCCAACTAACACAGTAGGTTCAGGTGCAATTGCTGGTGCCGGTGTAGGTAAACAGGGTGAACCAGGAGTTGATTTAAGAAAACGTAAGAAACATGCACATAACCCTGTAATGATGGGTATGGCACATAGAAAACCACCAAAAATTTAATATGTTTGAACTGTTGGGTATTGATTATTTCTTAGGACTAGTTCCTACATGGGTGCCTTGGGCTTTCGTAGTCATAGGTATTCTTTTATTTGTATTGGTACAATTCTTCCAATACCTAATACCTGTAATGTATAGATTTTTGGTTGTAACCAGTATTGAAATTTTGAGTGTTTTAATATTTGCTTTTGGATTTTATATTGATGGTAGACAAGACGTTATAATTAACGCAAAGAATGAAATTGAAAAGACAGTAACCGCACAGAAAGAAATAACTAACCAAGTCACAGCAGATTTACAAAAATCGTTGGACGATGAAAAGAAGAAACATGAAGCTATTATCAAGTCTATTCCAAAAATCATCACTAAAGCAGATGATGCTAAGTGTGTTGTTCCTAAGTCTTTTGTCGGCTTGCACAACAGCGCCGCAAAAGATACCGTTCCCAACACCACCACAGGAACTAATGGTAGCGCCACCGGAGTTGAACTGTTTACCGGAAAATGATAACGTAAAGTTATCTGAATTGACTACAATCATTACTGAGAATTATGCTATGTATTATGATTTAGTAACAAAATATAAAGCTTGGCAAGATTGGGCAACGAAAGAAAAAGAAGCGAATCAATGAAAAAATTATTACTAACATGTGTACTCTTTTTATCTGGATGTTCATTATATAACACCCTGTTTATGGCAGGCTTTGATAATAATGAATATGGTCTAGTTAATAAAATTAGAACCATCTCTGAATTGAAACAATGTGACGATTACTCTATAAAAGTTATTTACGTAAATTCTTTGGAATTGAAAAACTATTCAGAATATATACCACATAACAAGTCTACAGTTGATTTGGTGAATACACTTTATACAATTGTAAATGAATTGAAGTTAAAGCAACAACCTATTAGTCCTGCTTATTGTGAATTAAAGATGGATGCAATTTATAAATCAGCAGAAGATATTCAACGTGTTGTGGGGAGTAAACCAAGATGAGCGCAGCCCAAGATTTAGCAGTACAAGTACAAGCAATTCAACAACAATATACTGCTGGTCAAATCTCAGCAGAAGATTATAAAGAATTGATTGGTGATATGAACCTGGCACAAACTATTTCAGATAATGCTGCCGTGTTTGAAGAAGAACAAGAAGCACGTGCAATTATATTAGGTGCTATCCAACTGGCTGAAGCCATTTATTAAGGGGAATGAAATGGGTATTTTAAAATTATTCGAAGCAGAAAAAATCACAGCAACAGTTGAACAGGACGTCAAAAAAGTTGAAGTTGATGTTGCAACAGAATTAAAGAATGTTTTTACTAAGGCAAAAGCTGAAGCTACACAAGCAAATACTGATGTTGCTAACTTAAAAATCCAATTGGCACAAGCAATCAAGAAAGCCGCAGATTTATCTGAAAAGGCACGAGATGCTGCTACTGCCGCTGCTGAGAAAGCAAAAGCGGATGCTGATGAATTATTGGAAGAAGCAAAGAATCATGGTGATATGGCAGTTGCACAAGCCAGTCAAATTGTTATTGCTCCAACCACTACCGAAACACCACCTGCTCAACCTGCTCTGGCGCAACCAACACAGGCACAATAAAATGACTTTAGATGAATTTCACGCAATTGTACCCAACAATCCGTATGCGGACCAATGGGTAGATGCACTAAACAAAATATTACCACAGTATGATATTACTACACCTTTGCGTGTAGCTGCATTTATGGGTGAATGTTGTGTTGAATCGGCTAATTTTACAGCCATTCAAGAAAATCTAAATTATAAAGCTGAATCTTTACATAGAACTTGGCCATCACATTTCCAAACTATGGAAATTGCTGAACAATATCAACATAATCCAGAAGCAATTGCTAACCGTGCATACGCTTGTCGTATGGGTAATGGTGATGAATCAACTGGTGATGGTTGGAGATATTGTGGTCGTGGATTAATCCAATTGACCGGTAAAGACAATTATCAAGCATTTGCTGATTCTATTCAAATGGCAGTAGAAGATGTACCTGCTTATATGGGTACATTTGATGGTGCCGTTCAATCCGCTTGTTACTTTTGGGAAAATGCCAACTTGAATGCTCATGCAGACCAAGGTGCTATTGACCAAATTTCTCATATTATTAATGGTGGCAGTTTAGGTGAAGAAGAAAGACGAGCACATTATCAACACGCTCTTCAAGTATTGGGTGGATAGATGCCAGATACTCTTAAAGAGTATGATAAGCTAAGTGCTAGTGAGAAGAAAAAAGAAGATTGGATGAATTCCAAGTGGCGTCCAATGATGGGTTGGATGTACATGGGTATTTGTTTGTTTGATTTCCTAGTTGCACCTATACTGTGGAGTTTATTACAAGCTCTAGCTAATCATGGTGCAGTCAATTCACAATGGCAACCATTGACTCTCCAAGGCGCCGGATTGTTCCACCTCGCCATGGGTGCAGTTCTTGGTATTGCTGCTTATGGTAGAACACAAGAAAAACTCAATGGTGCCAACAATGGTGGATTAACACCAGGTGGTCTATCCTCACCTTTAGGTGGTTCTCCTTTAGGTGGTTCAACAATGCCTATGTCACCAAGACCTATGTCTCCGATGTCACCATCATCGATTCCAGCGTCAACCTCGACCACAGTATCGGAAACAATTACCACAACCCCAGCGGTACCTACACTCAAACCATTAGGTCCAGGTCCCGTTATGAATATGCCGGAGAGATAAAATGAAAAAATCACTATTAATTGTATTAGCTGCATTTTCTTTTACTGTACACGCAGAAACCAAGAAAATCTGCCACGATAAAGTGGTAAAGGGTAAAACCGTTTCGGTATGTAAAAATGTAAAGATTCACCAAGCTATATCCAATGCGGTAGCAATTCCGACTAAGAAAAAATGAGCGATAACGAAATTTCAGAAATTAAAGTTGATGTTGGTGTTTTAAAGACACAGGTATTGACTTTATCTGCAATTTGTAATAAACTAGATACGGTTATTGAAAAGCTGGTGGATCAACACGATAGACATATAGCAAAAGTGTATGATGACATGGATAGCCAAAGAAAAGAAAAAGACGAAGATATTTCCGAATTACATAGTAGAATCGATGCCGTTTTAGAAAAGGTACAAGATTCTGAGAAATGTATTATGGCAGAAATACAAGATTTGAAGAAATCTATTTCCTCACATAGTGAGAATTCTAAACTACAATTTGAAAAATTGAGTCAATGGAAATGGATGATTGCAGGTGGTATGATTGTTATATCATGGTTGATTTCTCACACAAACATTGATACAATAATTAAATCGATACATTAATTATTTTTTGAACTTATATTATGAGTGTTTTTATAGACAGGTCTTTCCTGTTACAAGTTGCGCCCAAATTACAAAGGTTTGCCAAGAAAAAGGACGACCTTTATAATTTCAGGTGCCCGCTTTGTGGCGACTCACAAAAAAATAAAGTTAAATCTCGTGGATACATTTTCCGCAAAAAGAATGACTACTTCTACATGTGTCATAATTGTGGAGTGTCGACCACATTCTATAATTTCTTGAAACAGGTTGATCCCAATCTACTACAAGAATATCAACTCGAAAGATATAAAAATGGTGAAACGGGGAACAACAATTATCCGAAACCCGAGTTTGAGGAATTTAAGACGGAACAGCCTATCTTCAAACAAAAGCTCAACTTGGCGTCACTTAACTCGTTACCAGCGGCGCATTTTGCTAAGGTCTACGTTCAGCAACGACAGATTCCGGAGACCCTTTGGTCGGAACTATACTATGCGGAAGATTTCGCAACCTTTGTACAGAGTTTGGGGATTGAAAAAGACGGCCTTCACAAAGGTGACAAACGGCTTGTCATCCCATTCTACGATAAAGAAAAGAATCTCGTGGCCATACAAGGTAGGTCTTTGGGTGAATCGAAACTCAGGTATATCACATTAAAACTACATGATGACAATAAAAAGGTTTATGGTCTCGATAAAATAGATGAAGAAAAACTTGTATATGTTTTTGAAGGTCCAATCGATTCAATGTTTATCGAAAATGCAGTAGCTACAGCAGACTCTAATTTGGAATCGATTACAGACGTTTTGGACAAATCCAAAGTTGTACTTGTGTTTGACAATGAACCACGTAATAAAGAGATTGTGAATAAGATGGAACATGCCATCGATAATCATTTCAATGTGGTGATATGGCCTGAATTTATGGAAGAAAAAGATGTGAATGATATGGTCTTAGCTGGTTTCTCACCTGACGAAATTCAAGACATTATAGATAAGCATACAGCAGTAAATTTGAAAGCAAAAATGGAATTTGTGAACTGGAAAAAGGTATAAAATGAATGTAACATTAGTGAATTATTCACAAGATCCAAAAGGTCGAAATTTGTTGGAACAAATAGCATTTGCTGCGAGAGTGTCAAATCCAGCCAATCAAAATAATAATGAATCGGCAGAAAAGTTGGTTCGTTACTTAATTAAACATAAACATTGGTCACCACTCGAAATGGTCAATGTATGTTTGGAGATAGAAACTACTAGAGATATTGCAAGACAAATTCTAAGGCATCGTTCTTTCTCATTCCAAGAATTCTCACAGAGATATGCTGATGCATCCCAATTAGGTTTTACATCTAGAGAAGCTAGAATGCAAGATAAAACTAATCGTCAAAATTCCATCGAAACGGATGATGAACAACTATTCAATGAATGGAATGAAAAACAATTAGAAGTCACAAAGAAATGTTCTGAAGCATACTTTTGGGCTTTAGATATGGGTATTGCTAAAGAACAAGCCCGAGCGGTTTTACCTGAAGGTATTACAAATTCAAGAATGTATATGAATGGAACTCTGCGTTCTTGGGTTCACTATATACAACTCCGAAGCGGAATCGAAACACAAAAGGAACACAGAGAAATTGCTCATGCCTGCGCTAATGCGATAGAGTCTATTTTTCCAATGATTACAGAATTCGTATCACAATAATAACAATAACATTTTTAAGGCAAACGTATGACTGAATATCTAGGTATCAAGATTGATTTGGAACGGGATAAACTTTTTGATGAACTAGGAATAAAACGATTACAAGAATCGTACATGAAAGAAGATGAAACATCACCACAACATAGATTTGCATACGTATCAAAAGCATTCGGAACAAATAAACAACATGCGCAACGATTATACGATTACAGCAGCAAACATTGGCTCTCTTATTCTACTCCCATTCTTTCTTTTGGGCGTAGTAAGCGTGGTATGCCTATATCATGTTTCCTTAATTATATTGAAGATACTGCGGAAGGTCTAGTTGATAACCTTTCTGAAACAAATTGGCTTTCTATGCTTGGGGGTGGTGTTGGTATTGGCTTCGGTATTAGGTCTGCTGATGACAAATCTACCGGAGTTATGCCTCACCTCAAAATCTACGATGCAAGTTCCCTCGCCTATCGCCAAGGAAGAACACGCCGTGGTTCTTATGCCGCCTATCTCGATATTTCCCACCCCGACATTATTGCTTTTTTAGAAATGAGGAAGCCAACAGGCGACCAAAATCAACGTTGTTTGAATCTACATCATGGCATTAACATTAGTGATGACTTCATGCACATCATTGAAAAGTGTATGTTGGATCCAGAAGCGAAAGATGATTGGAACTTAGTTGATCCAGCATCCAATGAAGTTCGTGAAACTGTATCAGCTAAACACTTGTGGCAACAAATCTTAGAATTGCGTATGCACACAGGTGAACCATACATTCACTATATTGATACTAGTAATCGTGAACTTCCACAATTCCTAAAAGATAAAGGTTTAAAAGTTCACCAATCAAATCTTTGTTCCGAAATCATTCTTCCCACAAACGAACAAAGAACAGCAGTATGTTGTTTATCGAGTTTAAATTTGGAGACTTATGATGAATGGAAAAACGAACCTTTATTTCTTAAAGACGTTGCTGAAATGCTTGATAATGTCCTCCAGTATTTTATTGATAATGCTCCCGACAGTATTGCTCGTGCAAAGTATAGTGCCGAAAGGGAACGGTCTATTGGTATTGGTGCTCTTGGGTTCCATGCTTACCTACAACGTAACGGTATCGCTTGGGAAGGTGTTATGGCCAAAGTTGCCAATAACAGAATCTTCAGTTCAATCAAAAAAGGTTTAGATGATGCAAATATTCAATTGGGTACCGAAAGGGGTGAAGCTCCTGATACGCTTGGTACTGGCCGTAGGTTTAGTCATGTTATGGCTATTGCTCCCAATGCTTCTTCTTCCATTATCATGGGGAATACTAGTCCTTCTATTGAACCTTATCGTGCCAACGCTTATCGCCAAGACACTCTATCGGGTTCTTACCTAAACAAGAACAAGTACTTGGATAAAATTTTAAAGGAAAAATTACCAAATGAACAAGATTACGCTGATGCTTGGTCCAGCATTATTGCTAATGATGGTTCTTGTCAGCACCTTGATATACTCCCTCAGGAAATCCGTGATATTTACAAGACCTCAATGGAAATTGACCAAAGATGGATTATTGACCTGGCTGCGGACCGTCAAGTGTATATTGACCAAGCGCAATCATTAAACCTATTCTTTAGACCGGATGCACATATTAAATATATTCACGCTATACATTATATGGCATGGAAAAAAGGATTGAAAACTCTATACTATTGCCGTTCTGAAAAGATTGGTAAAGCGGATAAAGTTTCTAAGAAGATTGAGCGACAAGTGATTAAAGAACTTGATATGTCACAGATTGCTCAAGGTAATGATTGTATTGCATGTGAAGGGTAAAAAATGAAACAGTTAATTAAATTTTCAGCAAGTTGGTGTCAACCATGTAAATCGTTGGCAGGTAATTTCAAATATGTTGACATGAAAGATGTTGAATTAAAGAGTGTTGACATTGAAGAAGAATCTGACTTAGCAACACAATATGGAATTCGTGGTGTACCAACAATGGTATTACTCGAAGATGGTAAAGAAGTTAAACGACACTCGGGTGTTTTGATGGCTGACGGAATTGAGGCGTTCATACATGATTAAGAAAACAGAAACAAAGGTTACAGATGAACGCACTTACTTTAAACCTTTTAAT